AGGATTACTTTCTAATCCAATAACAAAACTTGTAGCTGATAAAGTTATTGGAGCTGCAAGTCATGCTATCGAGAAGAAAAAGATGGTTCGAGAAGCAGAGATTCAAGCTATTGCACAAACAGATTTTGCACAGATAAAGAAAGAAGAAGCAGTAGCAAAGGCCCAACAATCTGTAATGAAAGCACAAGTAAAAGCTAGCTCGAAATCATGGAAAGACGAGCTATTAACTATTGTGTTTTCTGGAATATTGATAGCACATTTTGTCCCATACACACAGCCACATATGGTAGTGGGGTGGGAGTTACTAGGTAATGCACCTACAGAATTTTGGTACATAGTTCTTACAATAGTAGCTGGATCCTTTGGTGTATCCACACTAAGTAAGTGGAAAAAGTAAATATGACTTGCAATAATATATATTCACGATATCCTATAAAGGATTTAATTCTTCTCCCAGTGATAGCAAGGGTGATAATTCTTACCTCATTATTACTCTTGCTATCTATTTACCCAACAATAGCAAACGAAAACACAAATGTTTCTGGCGATAATACTATTATATCTGGAGGATATACTTCCAGCTCAAGTACAACTTATGAATCTGGCAGTTCGTCTAGCACAAGTACTTCTAGCACTACAAATAATACCTCTAATATTAAAAGCTACCCTCCTACAGCTACTGCACCTCCTGCCAGCAGTGGTATTGACGTATGTAATTTAGGACACTCTCTTGGTATACAAAGCTCTTTCATTGGATTGAGTTCTAGTGGTAATCATACAGATGAAACATGTGAACGTATTAAACTAGCAAGAGAGTTAGCACAAGTACATAATATGAAAGTTGCTGGTATAGCTGTACTGTGCCAAGATCCAAGAGTGTTTACAGCTATGGAGATGAGTGGTACACCTTGTCCATTTGAAGGTAAGATTGGTGCTGATGCTGAAAGACTATGGGCAAAGTATGATAAGCTAAGACCAGACTATGAAGAATATAAAGCACGACTAAAAACAAAAGAAGAGATACAAGCCGAACAAGTTATGTATAATGGTGGAAGATGAGATGCTTGGTATACTTATTCCTTATATCCTTCCTTGCCCTAGTACTTGTAACTGTAAAGACAAATGCAGACGTTACGGATAATTTACTTTCCAATAACTTTCTTAATGATTGGACTGGTACTAATGATCACTTTCATGGGCCTAATATTTTGGCTGGTGTTCATAATGAATACCGTGAGCAAACTATTACTCTCTCCGATCACCTCGAAGCTTACGAGATACAAGGAGTAACTCAATCACAATTCCAAGCAGAGGTTTGGTTTTGGAATTCTTATAGCCAGTCAGTTGATCTTACGCAGGAGATAGTTGATTCTAATGGTCTTGAGTACACTAACACTATTACAATGTCTGGCACTTGCAATAGATGGAATGGATGCTGGTATGAAGATTCTCCTACTAATACAATTATTATTAATGATGTGGCTGATGACTATGATATAACTGCACGGTTTAGTTTTTCTGTACCATCTCGACCTAACTATCATTATGCTGCTGATGTACGTAATCCAGAATTGTTTGTGAGTTATGAACCAGTTACCTTTAGTTTTACTACAAGCTTTGTCGAAGAGTGGTTAGAAGAATTTGATTTGTTTTTTGAAGAAGATACATTTATTTATATTGATGAGTTTGAAACAGAACCAGTAGAGTTGTTTGATGATTACTATACTTTTGATGAAGATATATATTTACTTGAAGAAGAAATGCCTATGATAGAGAATGAACTACCAGATATTGAAGAAGAGTTTGATGAAGAAATAACAACTGAAGAGGTGTTAGATTATATTGAAGAAGAATTTATAGAAGAAGAAACAGAAGAACTTGAGCAAGAAATATTAGAAGAAGAAATAATTGAAGAAGAAAAATCTTTGGAGGAGCAAAATACAGAAACGCAAGCCGTTACATCCCTGGTCTCAATAAATAAAAATGGCGACATAGAATTATCCCTTACAGAACAACTGATAGATTCCAATGCATTTGCTCTTGAAGTTATGATTGAATCACAGCCAATGATTACAGACACAGTATTCTATGAACCAGTAATTTTATATCCTAATCAGTTGAACTTATCTGACAATCGTGATATTTATATGAATGTAACTTATCAAGCTAATGATCCATTGACCACATACAATAGTAATATTAGGGATAATCAAGAGCAAAGATATAGATTACGACAACAACTGGATGGAATGATATGGATAAATTAAAAAATAATCTAACTGGTATAGTTAGTTTAATAGGTGTAGTAGGTGCAATAGGTGCAGGCTTTACTACTTATGGACAATTACTTGGCAACATCTCTTCTCTGGAAGAAAAGGTAGCTGCGCTAGAAACAAAACAATATGTGATAAATGAAACTGTTGATCTGACTGATACCAATAACAAGATCAATGATAACTATGTAGCAGTAACAGATCGACTAACAGAACTACAACAAGACATAAATGATTCTGCTAGTAACTTAGGTATATTAAGAACAAGATTAGATTTACTAGATAAAAATCTAGAAGCATTACAATTAGAAAACAGCAATCCGTTAATGAGGTGAATATGTTTGGAGACTTTGAAAATTGGACAAGTAAATTTAAGAAACTACCATTCAAGGCTGTACAAAGCTCATACAGAAGGATATTCTTCACACAATGTGGTGCAGGGTGCAGAAAGCCTAAACCTTCTCTATGGGCTTTGCTAGCCTTTCTAGGACTGTTTCTTTATTTCCTTTAATTTTTGTATATATGGTGGTTCGTAGTCTGCATGGCTAACAATTAGATCTACAAATACACCCATAGGCATAGCTACTATTGGATCATCATAATCTTGTTTCATAACTAACACGTCAGCTTTACCCATCCAGTTGAGTATAGTTTTGAAACCACTGCCGGATTTCCTTGCCTTCACTTCAACAACTAATCTAGGATTGTTGATTTGTATATCGTGTGGAAAATCCGATAAGGCACCAGAGAGGGGTTGGCGCTTTGCATCAATCCCTCTCTTGATAAGATACTTGACTAGTTCATTCTCTACTCTGTATCCTTTTCGCTTTGAGCTAGATCCACCCATATCAATCTCTTATATATTTTTCATCGATGATAGGATATACCTGCCTCGGTTGTTGTGTCTTGCCAATCTTATGTATTAACTTCTTAGTAATTAAATCTTTGATAATACGATAAGAGTTTGCAATACTTCCTAGATCACACCCATCTTTGATCTCGTGATAGGTGGGTGCAATCCTATTCTCTTCAACGTACTTGACAACAAAGTTATAAACTTCTGACTGTCTTTTTGTAAGTACCTTGACTTTATGGTGTTCGTATATATTAAACATAGGGCCTCCTAGAATGGTATCGCATCTAGTTCTTCATCTTTAATATTCTGCACACCCTCTGGTGGATTAGAAGTGTTGGCAGTTGGCACACTGGTATGATCACCTTTGCTATCTAGCAGTTCGATAGCACCACCATAGCCAACGTGTATCTCTGATGACTTCTGCGTTACACCATCACGTTCCCAACTGTTGTACGTCAGATACCCTTGAACGAGTATCTTACTACCCACTCTTGTGTACTTCTTCAGTACATCTACCTTCTTCTCATCCCAAAAAATAATCTTATGCCAATCTGTTTTCTTCTCGCCACCTGCATACCGGTGCGTGGCGAGAGAACAGATTGCGTAAGGCTTACCCCCACCAGTCGTTTCAAATCTACTTTCACCACCAATGTTACCCACTAGTGTTATACAATTATACATATCATTTCTCCTTATAGTTGATGTATAGTCTTTCTAATCTATCTAGCCATGTAACATGTACAGTTCTAGATATTTCCATATGAGCAATAAAGTCGATGGGCAAAGGTAACTTCCGATACCTTGCTGTCTGTATTATGTACTCAATACATTCCTCTAGTAATACTAAAGGAAACTCTGCTAGTATCTTGAAGTACTCTTGTAATCCTTCCTCACTTGGAAGCTGGCACTGCAAGACGTTAGATAATCTTGTTAGTTGTAGAGCTACCTCACCATATGATGGCTTACGTATAGCCTCATGTAGATGTGGTATCATGTGATTGATTTCTATATCTATCGGTACACATGGGTTAAACTCTGGTCTGTTTGACATAAACTTTAGCTCATATATTCTTATCAGCATGCATTCGCTCAGCAACGGTAGAAAGAATCTCGGTATTGTTCGCATCATCATTTGTTGCTTTACTGTTAAATCTTTGAGACCGACGGATCCACATTCTGAAGAGTGCGTTCCAGTCTGCTGATCTTTCTCCTTTGGATTTGTACCAATCTCTGAAGTTTGCAATTTCGTATTCATAATTTATACCTCTCGTTAATTGTTTAAGTTCGTTTAGAAAATCTGTGTTCGGCTGCCAATCATCAACGCAAGACGTTTCTGCTGATAATATTACAGTCAAGTCTAGTGCATTACACCATGCCTCGAAGTTCATCATATTTGGTACAGCCTCTGCTCTTTCCCATTTACCTATCATCTTATCTGATACACCAATAAGATGTGCTAGTTGTTCTAAAGTGTAGTTCAAATATTGCCTACGATCCTTTAGTTGTTTCAGTCTTTGTTGATACATGATCTAACTCTCTCTTGTATTGCCATTCAAGTACATCATACAATAACCTTTCATTACTATTCTTGATTACATTCAAGGTTAGTTTGTATGATTTCCAAATACGATTAAGGTCTGTCTTAGTAACTGCATTACGTATTGCAGCCTCCAGTCCAATAAACTGTGGTGCGAATAAATAGTTTGCTAAGATATACTCACCAGTATCCTCTGACTTGAGTATGTCCCACAACTCACTCTGCCTTTGTTTCTTTTTAGCAATCAACTCGTTCAGTTCATTCTCTACTCGATCCAAATCTTCATCCCACTCTATCATTTTACTTGCTCCTTCCATGTTTCTTCTTCATCTTTTTGTTTGAATTCATCTGCATCTTGATCTGTATACAAGTATGCATGTGCATTCAATAGCTTTAGTATACATCTATCGACAGCACGTTTCTCTGCCATAGCATACAGATAAGCATTCTTAGTAGTTTTTGGTCCAGCCTCACCCAAACTTTGTATGGTAGCTCCAGTCCTAGGATGTGAAGCCGTTGCTTTGACAACCACATCTGGTGCAAAGTTAAGTACTTCAATACTCCAAGAGATCTCTTCTTGTAGTGCTACACGTTCCAATGCATTATGATTTATAATCCATTGTTCTCTGCCTCCTAACTTTAGAGGCCAGAAGTCTGATCCAGCTAGACCGTACTTAGTTTTAAACTTCTTGATTAGCTTCTCAGCATAAGGTGTTTTTGACATAATATTTAATCCTTTCTTTATTATTACTATATCATTATTTACCGATAAGTGTAGAAGGTCTTGTGTTATCAACAACACATTTCCAAAACTTACCTTGTAAATGCTTTAATTCTTCTATGAATATAGGATCTCTAGGTATCTTCTTGATAGAGTGCCGTGCATTACCAAATATAATAGACAAGTAAGCAGTATCAGAATTAGTTACATGCATGTAATGTTGTACTTGTGGATTGTATGTTTCAACCACATCACGTACTAACTTACTCTCCGATGTATGTTTGTACTCAATTACTACATCATCTTCGTGGTCATAGTCATCAAGGTGTGCAAACAATGGTACTGGTCCGTACTTTGTATTGACTGTCCTTGATGTAGCAATAGGATATATACCACGTTGATACCCTTCCGGTGTACACTTCTCTTTCTTTGCCATCTTTTCATAGAAAATTTTTCTGTTAAACTCTTCTGTGTATGTACCAAGACGTACACGAAAGTTCTCTGATAGATCAACTGGTTCAACCAGCTGACGTTTCTCTTCCCATAACCGATCAACATCAGCTGGTTTCCCATGACATAGAGTATAACAATCACTACCACCTATACCTAAGTGTCTACCTTCGGTAACGTTTGGGGTACTGTTTCTTGCTTTTCCCATTCCTCCATCCTTTCTACAAATTGTCCTTCGTTTATATCGTACTTGTATATTTCAATCGGCATACTATACGCATAGTCGTGAGCAAATGCTCTACGACCTGCGCCACCGATACCAAAATATTTGTGTACCTCTGCTTCATCTAGCACGATCAAGCTAGGATACACATAGTAATCATACTTTTTCTGCATGTAACTCCTCCTCCCCTGGATACTTCTTACCTTCAGCTAAAAGCTCTGCTCTCTTGACAGCTGTGTCTCTAGTTGTCCAATGAGCCTCTTTTACATCGATAATATCGTCGACGTGTACAATAGAGTGATTGCCATTTTGATCTTGTTTTTCCCAAAACATCTCAGCAATATCAATACTAAAGTAATCGTCCAGATCTGTGATACTCCATGTATGTTCACCATGCTTATCGATAAAGTCTCTCCATTCTTCTAGAGTTGTGTATATAGAACATAGATCTATGCACACTTCTTGATCTTCTGACCATACTTGTTCTTTCGATAGAAAAACCTTGCGATAAGCACTGTTCCAAACACGAGTCGTTACTTCTAATAGTGTTTTATTTATAATACCCATTTAATTTATCTCCAAGTTGATTGTTAATAATGGTGGTGGCACTTCTGCGAGGTAATAATAATATAAAAGTACACCTCCGACCTGTGCCACCATAAGCATGCACGACTTGATGTAGTGCTGTTCACTCCGTGAGTGCTGTTACATCATCTGCATCAGAGCTAGCCGAGCGATTGGTCAGCCACTCCTTAATCCACTACACCAAGCCGTTAGTACAGTAGTGTACAGAATTCTCTTCAGCTCTACTGTACTATAACTGATTAGCTTAACCGTGATACACCGTACTACTAATCAGTTATCTCTTTGGTCATTCATAAAGTCCATTTGCCTTTCGTAATGAACTTCAAATGCATAACCACATGTTTCTCTGACAAACTTTGCGCCAAATTTTTCTAGCAAAGTTTTGTCATACTCATTGTATACATAGCTTTCAAGCTGCTCTTGAGATCGGATCTCTTCACACTGCTCGTTCAGAGTTACCCATACCCATTCCTCGAACTCATCTTTTCTAGCTTTCTCGTATACCATGTCTTTGATTTTTTCATGAAGAGCGCCTTTCTCTCCAGCTACGTCTGACAACACAACAACGTGTGAGTCAAACCAATCTTCACTACCAATTTGTTTTGTCATAATTTACTCCATAAAAAATATTACAGTTGATATCATAGCTAGCAGCCATAGTGGGATAACTCCCACTATAACTACTGCAACATACAGTGCTTGAAGTTTACTCATGTATACACTCAATCAATGTGAATGGTACATTAAACTTAGCACCAGTATCCATTCTGACAACGGCGTACTTGACGTTCACTTTCTCAAGTACACCTTCTCTAGTGTTATCCAAGTCTTTGCCAGCACGGACACGTACCTTTGGTTTTGGCACTGACTTAAGATGCGTCTTACACAATGCTTTTGAAGCTGCAGTACGTTCTTTCTGAATAGTCTTGAACATATCTACAAGCTCAACCATATCCATCTGCCTACAAAATTCAGCAACCACATCTTTGGTTAGCCATTCTTTGTATGCTACTACGTTATCTTTATAGTTTTCTCTTGTACTCATTGTTACCTCCATTAGTTAGAATACATTTCGACATGCTCATGCAAAGGGTATACGTGGTCCAAGTTGATATCCTTCAGAGGCATTGGGGTCCAATGCCGATCACGTTCAAGTACCATGACACCCTCCATATGTGCATCTACTAGTTCGAGCATGGATGAATACCCATACTCTAGCTCGAAGATGTGTGCCTTGCCAAACATATGACCATCTTCAGCATTCATCTCGCCAACAAACCATGTGCCTGCACCAGTCGCATTGAATAGTTTGACGTGTGCAATACCATCTGATTGTTTGCCAGCTTGAGTAAGTTGGTAGTTGTCGGACAGCTTGTAGAATTCAGCAGCTGTCATCCAATTATTTTTAGTTAGTATATCGAATAGTTCCATAATTCTTCTCCTATGTTTATGGTATTTATATTATATATTAATGGTAGTTCATTAACATATGGTTAAAGAAAGTCTTGCTGAATCTTGTGGAAAAAACTGCAAGACGTTAGTGCCTAATAAGGCAAGCCGTTGCTGGGTAGGGCGACAGAACCACTACAAAAAATCTGTAGCACACAAACCCAGCAAAGTACAAGCCGTTATATTCGCCCTGGACCACCTAGGTACAGAGGTGCAGCAACGGTGAGCGTAGCGAACACAACGAACGCATGACAATCCTACAAGGATTGACAATGCCCGTGAGTGCCAACGAACACAATGATGATCACGCAGTGAACATTAGACTTAGCGCGAGAAGAATGGCCACCCCCTGGGGTGCCATTCTTCGAGCGCGCGTGAGCCATGCGAACACAACATAACCAAAATTTTGTGCGTAGCGAAGCGAAGCACAAAATTTTGCCACCCAACCCCCTAAATATAGGGGGTAAGGTGGTATTGGTATTACATTATATAGTATTATTAGATAATGTATTTGCCATTTCTTGAATTGCCGCGTCCATCTCTGCACGTGTGAGTGATTCCTCACCAGCGGCTATCCTGCCCGCATTGGTATTCGCCAACTGCTGAGCATAAGCACGAAGATTTGTTTGTGCTGGTTTCGGTGCAGGCATCACATGTTCTGCATTGTATAGCTCAACATATAGTTTACTGAATGCCTCATGCATCTCCCTGAGTATCATCTGGTTTTGGTCATACTCTTGGCAATCATGATTAATATCATCCTTGCGTTGCATTTGAACATCAGAATCTACACCATTATTGTCGATGAATTTCTTCTGCTCCTTCAAGGATTTCTGAGTTGCTGTTCCATGTATTTTATTGTTTACAGATGTTAGCCTATAAGCAATAGTAATTATAAATGAATTCAGCATCTCACGTGGTGCGTTCTTGTAATACTGAGGGTTCGCATTTGAGCGAGGCTCAAACAAATCCTCTGACAACACCAACTTGAGTGATTCAGTTAAATGATTAATTGATTCATATTTAGTATATTTAAATTTAGTCATATTATTTATCCTTTCATATTATTATTATCTAAATTTATTAACATCCCCCCCCCCACCATTTTTGCTGGAGAAGAAAATGTAAGAGGAACTCTCCATTGTGTGTTCTTTGGTGTAGTCAAGTCGCGATTAAAACATTAGCTAGATGCGAGCTCGCGTTTCATGCAAGCGCAAGCGGCAAGCGAGTGAGTCCATTCTAGCTTAGGTTTTGACGCATGCATTTGACTTGACTACTCCACACACAATGGTAGGTTTCACGTCATTTTATTCGCAAGCCAAAATGGCACCTTCTTAGGTATGCTTGCATGCCTTAGAAGGTCAAGGTCGCGTGCTACGTCCGGTGGCGATACTAGACTAGCTGCAGTCCAACACTTGTGTTGGTAACGAAGCTTGGTGCTGTGTTGCCACAAGCGACCGCCGCCGCCAGCATCAGCACGAACGTGTGGACAAGCCACTTTTGTCCATCCGAGTTGCTTTTGGATAGAGATTATTCAAAAGCTTTACGAGGGCTTAGCAAGGTATGAACCAAAGTACCTTGACAAGCTGGAAACGTAGGTGTATCTATATTAGTATTAGTGTTTAACTACAGTAAGAGCAAGAGATGAAGATAGTAAATACAAAACAAGTCATATCACCGAAAGCTAGAAAGCTTGTGGATATACTCGTAGCCAAAGGATGCACGATAACAGAAGCCTCGAAACTGGCAGGATATAAGGGTGTTAGCTCTAGAGTTAGTGCTAGTAAGATGCTACAGAAACCAGAAGTACAAGAGTATATGCAACAACAGTTACGGAAGGCTATTAGTTTACACTCCACCCACGCACTAAGCTCTATCTCTAGACTATCTCGCGAAGCGAAGTCGGACTATGTCCGTCTCGAAGCGAGCAAAGATATCTTAGATAGAGCTGGATACAAAGCACCGGATAGACATCAACACATGATAGCTGGTTCCTTTGATATTAATATTGACCTTACATGATATTCCAGCCGTTGCTGGAATCAGCGCCAGCTGAAGAATCTTCTACATAGAAAAGAAAACGACAACTTGTTAGTCTTGTGGTAGGGATCCCATCTCTTATGGGATACACCCCTACCCCAAAAACTAACACGTTGACATATAAAAAAGTATTGCCCACAAAATTTTTTCCTTCAAGGTTCGTTCAAACTGTGCTATGTATTCTTCATGGCTAAGAAAACACCAGCATGGACAAGGAAAGAAGGCAAGAATCCTAAAGGTGGATTGAATGCTAAAGGTCGTGCATCCTATAAGGGTGGTACACTCAAACCACCCATTAAGAGTGGGGATCATCCTAGACGTGCTTCTTTTCTTGCACGTATGGGTAATATGCCAGGGCCAGAGTACAAAGATGGTAAACCAACTAGATTACTTTTATCATTAAGAGTATGGGGTGCTTCGAGCAAGGCAGATGCCAGAAGGAAAGCTAAGGCTATGTCAATACGACTAAAGAATAAAAAAAAGAAAGGTAAGAAATAATGCCTGCAGGATCTAAACATTATACAAAAACTGGTATGTTATATACTGGCAAAACTCACAAGATGCCAGATGGCTCTTTACATACTGGTGCAAAACATACTAGTATGAGTAAACCAGTCTTTCATATGAAAGATCTGCCACAAAAAATTCGTACTATGATAATGAAAAAACAGAAAGGAAAGTAATATGGCATATGGTAAAATGAGTAAAGGTAAAGCAAAGTCAGGTGGTCTTACAAAGAAGCAAAAGACATTACCTGCTGCATTACAAAAAAAGATAATGGCTTCTAAGAAAAAGAAAGGTAAGTAGTATGGCTGTACCTCTAAGCTTCTTAAGAAGAAGGCAAGCGAAAATGCCAAAGTACTTTTCAAGATTGTACAAGCCGCGTGTAAGCACTGTAGGTGATATGGAAAACTTTATCAAGAGTACTTATGGTACCATGACACAAGGTGATACTTTGGAAGAAGCTAGATCGATACGGCAGGCTGCACCACCAAGAAAAAAATATAGGACTGGTGCATTAGAAAGTGTGAGTGGTTATCCTCGTGCGCCAAGTATGTTAACACCAGGCATGAAAGGAAGATCCACACGGTTTGATCCTTATGATGATACAACACCAAGAGATTTGTACCCAGATAGATTGCGTGAAAGATTCCCAGACTTATACGAATCAGATAATATTGTACCTGCTCCAAAGAAAAAGAAATCACCTATAGCTCCTAAATCACGTAATCTTTTAAACCCTTTTGATAGAAGCAGAAGATTTATGGATGCGTAATGGCAAGTTTATATCAAAGACTAATGAAGAGAAGAAGGAAGCTAAACAATCCTACATACACACCATTAGTATATAGCAAAGGAAAGAAGGTAGAGTTTACCCCCGAATCTGCAAACGAATATAAACTTCAACAAATAAAAAGAATAGATAAAAGACTAGGTGTACGTAATCCAAAACGTAGACCAATTAGAACTATTAGAGGTTTAGAATTACAAACAGCAGTGAAAGATTTACAAACTAGTAAACGAACAAAGATGGTAGATACTAGCACTGGTAACTTAATTGGAGTCCAGATGGATAGTGCATCATTAGATTTGAATACAAAAGCTGGAACACTAAGTGGTAATGTAACATTCTTGTATGTACCAGGGAAGAATAAAAAGAAAGGTTACTTAGTTAAAGGTTCAGAGATCAGTGGAGATTTAACAAAGAAAAAAGTTAAATACAAAAGACAAGATACAAGAAGTCTTTTGACAGCATACATGAGCGATTACTAATGTCGAAACATACTGCAACAAAAACAAAACCAGCGCTATGGAAAAGAATAGTTGCACGTATTAAATCACAAGCTAGCCATGGTACTAAGGCTGGTCAGTGGTCTGGTCGTAAAGCACAAGCAGCTGTGAAAGCTTATAAGAAAGCTGGTGGTGGTTATCGAGGTGGTGGTAAATCTAAAACCTCACTAGCTAAATGGTCAAAACAAAAATGGAGAACTAAGTCTGGTAAGAAGTCTAGTGAAACTGGTGAAAGATATTTACCAGCGAAAGCTATCAAAAAATTATCAGCAAAAGAATACGCAAAGACAACAGCAAAGAAGAGAAGGGATAAAGCGAAAGGTAAGCAATTTAGTAAACAGCCTAAAGCAATTGCTCGTAAGGTACGCAAGTACAGAAAGACTTAGCATGGCTAACAAGAAAGAATTGGAAAAACAAATAGAAGTTTTGACAGATGCAAACAAACTGCTTACACAAGTAATACGTGAAAAGAATGAAATGATACAGTGTCTTGAAGTATTATTTAAAGCAGAGGAGTATGCAGATGACGAAGTCCCCCCAAAAGAAGAAACCCACTAAACTAGAAAAAGCAGAAGATCGAGCAAAGACAATGGTTGATAATGACCAGCTACGTGTCTATCTACAAAGACAAAAACAAATTGATCAGTATGTAGAATTCAAAATGATAAAAGGTTACACAAAAGAAGAAGCTACAAGAATGGCAGAAGAGTTGATTAGTGTAAGCAAGAACTATGACTAGTATATTTAATAAAGTATTAATTAAAGATTTAGTTAAGTTACGTACTGTTGTTAAATCACAACATATGAAAGACTATCCAGAATCACACATCAATGACTTTGAGGCAGATAAGATTATTGAATCTTTATCCGAAGAAGCTAGAGAAAAATTAATTAAGTTAGCAGTTGATTATGGGATCACTGAACTATAAACCAGACGGTGAAACTCTCAAACTATTTATGAAAGATAACAGCTTTCTACGTGGCTTACGTGGTCCAGTAGGTAGTGGTAAGTCTGTTGCATGTTGCATAGAAATATTCCGTAGAGCAATCATGCAAGAAGAATCAGAAGATGGTATAAAAAAATCACGTTGGGCAGTGATAAGAAATACTAACCCGCAACTTAAAACAACAACAATAAAGACATGGCTTGATTGGTTTCCAGAAGAAGAATGGGGTAGCTTCCATTGGTCTGTACCATATACACATAGAATACGTAAAGGTAATATAGATTTAGAAGTTATATTCTTAGCACTAGATAGACCAGAAGATGTAAAAAAATTATTATCATTAGAGCTAACTGGTGTGTGGATCAATGAAGCAAGAGAGATACCTAAGTCTATAGTAGATGCATGTTCTATGAGAGTAGGTCGATATCCATCTATGCGTGATGGAGGCCCATCTTGGTATGGTGTTATCTGTGATACAAACCCACCAGATACAGAACACTGGTGGTCAATTATGTCTGGTGATTCTATACTACCAGATTATATATCTAAGCAAGAAGCAAAGATGTTAGTTAAACCAGACAACTGGACTTTCTACAATCAACCATCAGCTATGTTAGAGATTAAGAATAAGGGTAATGAGATAGAAGATTACTTAGATAATCCAGATAAAGAGAATGGTAAAAACTTAACTGGTGATTACTATAAGAATATTATTCGTGGTAAAACTAAGTCATGGATTGATGTTTATGTTCTTAATAAACTTGGACAAGTATCTGATGGTAAGCCAGTATATGAATCATTTGTACATAGTACTCATGTTGCAAAAGGAGATTTAGCTATTGCAGATGGTGTACCAATATTTGTTGGAATAGACTTTGGTCTTACACCTGCATGTATATTTGCACAAAGACTACGTGGTCGATGGATTGTATTCGATGAATTGGTAGCAGAAGATATGGGTATTGTTAGATTTTCTGAACTAATGAAACAGCATATGGTACAGTACTTACCAAGAGAATTTATTATCTATGGTGATCCAGCAGGTGATCAAAGAGTACAGACCGATGAATCTACACCATTCCAAATACTACGTGGTCGTGGTTTAAATGCAAGACCAGCACCTAGTAATGATGTAGCATTAAGACTTGAAGCCGTTACTGCTGTACTGAATAGAATGACTGATGGCGAAAGTGGTATGCTCATAGATCCTAAATGCACAAATCTTGTGAAAGGTTTTGATGGTGGATACCACTACAAACGATTACAAGTATCTGGTGAACGATATGATGAAAGACCAAACAAGAATAGATTTAGTCATATACATGATGCATTCCAATATCTATTGTTAGGTGCTGGTGAAGGTCGTGCATTGACAATAGGACAAAAACAGAGTAAACCTGTAATAGCAAAAAGAAACTTTGATGTCTTTAGTGTTAAGCCAAGATCAGTATTTGGAAGGATGAAATAATGTGTGTCGGTAATTTATTAGGATCAAAACCAAAACCACCACCCCCTTTACCACAAGATGCAACACTGCTCGAACAACGTAAGAGAGCAAGAGAAGAACAACAAAGGCAAATAGCAGCAGATAAACAAGCACAGTTTGAAAGAAGAGTTGATGCCTACACTGGTAAAAGAGGTACACGTTCACTTCTTACTGGTCGTTCTGGTGGTGAAGGATTTAAATTAGCAACAAGTCTTATGACTAAAGATACATTAGGTGTGTAATGGTAATAGATGTAAAACCTCAAAGTCAAGAAAACGTATACGAGAGTGGTGTTAAAAGATTACTCTCACGATATCGATCAGCACAATCATTGAAAGATTTATGGTTGCCTACCTTTGAAGAGTGTTATGAGTATGCACTCCCACAACGAGAAAGTTTTTATTCTGAAAGTCCAGGGCGTAGAAGATCAGATAGAATCTTTGATGAAACAGCTGTAGTTGGTGTACAAGAGTTTGCTAGTAGATTACAATCTGGGATTGTACCTAACTTCGCACGATGGGCAGACTTAGTTGCAGGTTCTGAAATACCAGAAGATCAACAGAAAGAAGTCAATCAAATGCTTGATGAAGTTACTGAGTATGTTTTTGAAATACTACAGAACTCAAACTTTTCACAAGAAGTCAATGAAACATTTTTAGATTGTGCTGTAGGTACTGGTGTATTGTTAGTAGAAGAAGGTGATGCACTAAACCCTATACGTTTCAAAGCAATACCATTACCACAAGTAACACTTGATTCTGGTCATAATGATACTATAGATCATGTATATCGCATGCGTAGAATTAAAATGAGAGATCTACAGTATGCTTATCCAAAAGGTCAACTGTCTGATAAGATGATGATGGATATGGAAAAGGGTGGCGACAAAGAGTGTGAAGTATTAGAAGTTGTATATAGAAACTATGCAAATACAAAAGATGAAGAACATATCTATTGTGTCATAGCAAAAGAATATGAACATGAGATTATGAAAGAAACATTCAAAGGTGTTGGTTCTAATCCTTATGTTGTATATAGATGGTCAAAGGTAGCAGGAGAAGTATATGGTAGAGGCCCAATACAACTTGCATTACCAGCAATCAAAACTGCAAACCTTGTGATCGAACTTATACTTGAGAATGCGCAGATGAGTATATCTGGTATGTATCAAGTAGAAGATGATGGTGTTATCAATGTAGATAACATACAACTTATCCCTGGAACTATAATACCAAAAGCTGGTGGTTCATCTGGACTACAACCAATAGCACCAGCTGGTAACTTCAATGTATCTGATCTTGTACTTAGAGATATGAGAACCAATATTAAGAAGGCTCTCTACAACGATATGCTAGGTACACCAAATGAAAAAACACCTATGACTGCAACAGAGATCGCAGAAAGAATGGCTGATCTTTCCAGACAAATAGGTGCTGCCTTCGGTAGACTGCAAGCTGAACTTGTTAATCCAGTACTTCAGCGAGTAATCTATATACTGAAGAAACAAGGAAGAATTCAAATCCCAGTAGTCAATGGTAGAGAGATAAAGATACGTTCATCTTCACCTCTTGCCCAAGCACAACAGCAACAAGACGTTGCGACCATTGATAGATTTTTAGGTATGATGCAAATGAGGGTGGGTCCAGAATTGTTGAATATTCTAATTAAACAAGATGAGGTTGCTAAGTTTATTGCAAGTAAACTGGGTATACCAGAAGAACTAATTAGAAGTGAACAAGAGATGCAGGAGGCGGCTATGCAACTCCAACAGATGCAACAACAACAACAAATGCAAGGACCACCTCAAGAGCCAACATAATATAGGAGGATATTATGCATGAGAGAGTACTTGTCATTAGTGATCTACACATCCCGTATCATCACAAAGATTCTTTTAAATTTCTTGAAGAAGTTAAAAAACAATTTAAACCAGATACCGTTATCAATATTGGGGATCTACTTGATTTCCATGCTATTTCTTTTCATGAGCATAATCCAGACTTACCATCAATAGGTGATGAGTTAAGTATTGCAAAAGCTCATATCAAAGAACTAGAAAGTATATTCCCAGTCGTTACAGAAGTACATAGTAATCATAGTAGTTTGGTCTATCGAAGAGCAATCAAGTATGGTATGTCTGCGCAGTTTCTCAGACCATATGGTGAGTTTCTTGGTACAAAGAAATGGCAGTGGGTAGATGATATGGTGTTGAAACTTAGTAATGGAAAGAAGGTTTATTTCACACATGGTAAGTCAGCAGACATACTCAAGGTATCGCAGACTATGGGTATGTCAGCAGTACAAGGACATTACCATACTAAGTTTTGTATTAGCTACTGGGCAAACCCAGATGATTTATACTGGGGTATGAATGTTGGTTGTCTGATAAATCAGAAGTCTATGGCATTCAGTTATGCAAAAAACTTTAACACACGATTTGTATTAGGTTGTGGAATTATCATAAATGGTGTTCCCAGACTACTACCAATGGTGCTAGATAATAAAGGTAACTGGATAAAGGAGATTGTATGACAGATAGAATAAACCCAAGTTATTATCAGAAAGGTGTATGTGATTGTGGCAAGAAGCTACAAACTTATGACTTTGTTCGTGAGATGCCATACCCAGATGCTTCAGCAATAAAGTATATTGTTAGGCATAGAGAAAAGAATGGTGCAGAAGATATACAAAAAGCTATATGGTTTCTGCACGCAATATTAATAAAAGAATATGGAGTAGTGGATGGAAACACAAGTCAATAAACTAATTGGTTTAGATAATATAGAAAGATCTGCAGAGGATGAACAGATGTTGAATGAAGCATTTTCTATTGCCTTTAATACACCAACTGGTGTAAAGGTATTAGAATACTTACGTTCAATATCTATTGAAACAGTAGCTGGTCCACAGATTGGTAAGGATCATCTAATGCATTTAGAAGGTCAAAGATATATTGTTGGACTAATACAGAGAAGAATTAATAAAGGTAAAAGTCAAAAAATAATTAAGGATAAAACTAATGAATGAAAATGATAATGTTGAAAATCAAGTAGAAGAAACACCAGCCGTTGAAGAAGGTAAACCTACAACAACAGAACCTACACCTCGACCAGATTATATACCAGAAAAGTTTTGGAATGCAGAAGCTGGTAATGTAAACATGGAAGAGTTTGGTAGATCATATAGTAATCTTGAGAAGTATGTTGGTGGCAAGAAAGATGAAATGCGTGAAGTAATCATCAATGAATTATCAGAAGAAGCTGATTCGGAAAGACCGGAATCATACGAGCTGCCAAAATTACCAGAGGGTGTAACAGAAGAAATGTTACAAGATAACGGTATGGCTAAGTGGTGGAAAGAACACTGTGATGAGAATGCATACAGTCAAGAAATATATGAAGAAGGTATTAATCAATATGTTGATAGTTATATTAGCCAAGCACCAAACCTAGAGAAAGAGATAGAAAAATTAGGTGAGAATGCAAATGCAAGACTTGATGCCGTTAATAGCTGGGCAACTACTTTCTTCCCACCAGAAGAATATGAAGCTATAGCTGGTACACTAGGTGCAACAGCAGAAGGCATAGAAGCTTTGGAACGTATGATGCAAACGACAAAACAAACTATTACATCTGCAAACCAAGTTGCACAACCAGAGCGACCACTTACATTAGATGATGTACGTAATATGATGAAAGATAAAAGATACTATGATCCAAAAGAAAGGGATGCTTCATTTGTAAGAAAAGTAGATGATGCATTTTCTAGGTTATACAGATAGGACTATATTGTGAAAAAACAATCCCAGAGGATTGCTGGAGATTAGCACCAAATATACGACAGATAGATAAGTATGAAATAGCACTATGGGGAGTAGATCCTCTACAAGCATTGATGTTTCCTTTCAGAACTAAACTAAAGAATGTTCATACTTATACCATCTTCAATGATGATCAAAACATTGTTGGTATATTTGGTGTTATGCCTACATCACAAAAACTTCTACATGGCAGGATATGGTTTCTTGCATCTGACTTACTAAAAAAACATTATATAGATTTTCTAAAGAAGAATAAAAGATGGTTAGCTTATCTCGAAGAACACTATAGCTTTCTTGGTAACTACATAACTTGTGAAAACAAAATGTCTATTAACTGGCTTAAATGGCAAGGATTTAACTTTGTTAAACAACCAACACTTGTCAAAGGTGTAAAAATAATGTATTTCTATAAACAGTTACCTAGTGTAACTAAACAAGGAGTACAACCCATATTAGAAGAAATAGGCCCTATCTGGACAACTGAACTTCCCTAACATGGATAATTGTTTGTTTTTAACTTTAACTTTAGAAGGAGTACATTATGAGTACATCTATTAGTACAGCCTTTATTAAACAGTTTGAAGCTGAAGTACATATGGCATACCAACGTATGGGTTCCAAACTGCGTAATACTGTGCGATCAACCCAGGTAACTGGGAACCAAGCTCGCTTCCAAAAAGTTGGTACTGGCACAGCTGTGTCTAAAAGCAGACACGCTCAAGTCCCAACAATGGATGTAAGCCACTCAACAGTTGATGTAACACTTTCAGATTTCTATGCTGCCGACTATGTCGATAGACTAGATGAACTGAAAACAAACATTGACGAAAGACAAGTCTTGTCTATGTCAGCTGCTGCCGCTCTTGGCAGAAAGACAGACCAACTCATCATTGATGTTTTGGATGCAGGTTCTAACAGCAACAATGTTGTTCATGGATCTGCTGGACTAACACTAGCAAAAGCACTAACTGTTTATGAAGCATTTGGTGAAGGGGATGTCCCAGATGATGGTCAACGTTACTTCGTTGTATCACCAGCTGGTTGGGCAGACCTATTGCAGATCGATCAATTCTCACGTATGGAATATGTGGGTGAAGGCGATCTACCATATAGTGGTGGTCTTACAGCTAAGAGATGGCTTGGATTTATGTGGTTCACACACTCTGGTCTATCAATATCTGGTACAACTCGTGATTGCCATGCATTCCACAAAACTGCTGTGGGTGTTGGCATGGGATCAGATATCCGATCAGAGATCAACTACATTCCAGAAAAAGTCAGTAACCTTATCACATCATATATGTCCATGGGCGCAGTAATGATTGATAACAATGGTGCCATTGAGTGCCAGATCACAGAATAAGAAAGGAGATATAATATGGCTTATTCAGCAAGTGCTTTATTAAAAGTTGCTGGTGGTGCAAGAGGTATCTTCTACTACAGCAGTACTGATGCACTTAGTACTATTGTAGCATCTGGATACTTCAATGATGCAACTAACGAACTCAAAGAGCATGATATTATCTTTGTCGTTGGTTCAACTGGTGGCACAGAAACAGTCGATATGGTCGTTGTAACAAGTGCAACGGGTGCATCTACTGTAACAGTAGCTAATGGTACATAACCATAATGAGAGGGGAGCAATCCCCTCTCAACTAAAAGGATAGAAAATGTCATTAAGTAAATTTGATATATGTAATCAAGCACTAGTATTAGTAGGTGCAAATACAATCTCTAGCTTTTCACAAAACACAACAGAATCAATAGTAGCAAATCAATTATACGAAACAACATTAGAAGATCTGCTAACAAAATGCAGATGGAGGTTTGCTTCAAAGCAGGCACAACTTAGTAAAAATTCTGATAACCCAGATGCAAGATATGAATCTTCATATGCTTTACCAACTGATGCCGTTATAATACACACTGTAACTGTCGGTGATAATGTAATTATTTATGACAGATATGGGCAAAATTTATTTACTAATACAACTAGTAGTGATACAGTCATAGCTGACTATACCTTTCAACCAAGTGAGAGTATCTTCCCACCCTACTTTACAAAGGTGCTAGTATTTGAACTAGCATCTTTGTTTGCTGGTGCAATCCCAAGAAATGATGATCTTGCAAACTTATATGCAGCAAGAGCAGTTGCACAAATGCAACAAGCTAAATCAATAGATTCACAAGCACAAACAACTAGAAGAGTTAATGTTGATAGGTTTAGAAATGTACGAACACGATCAGCATTGAATGATATAACTGCTACAACACCTTCGTAGGATAATGCATGCCTACTCAAAGAGTACATCAAGCTAGTTTTCTTAGAGGTGAGTTAGATCCCAATATGGTATCTCGTACTGACCTAGCAGCATTTGGAACTGGTCTAAGAAAAGCAAGGAACGTAATACCAATCAACCAAGGTGGTATTGAAAGAAGATGTGGTACAGCATTCCGTGCAAACTTGGGTGGACAAAGTAGACTAGAAAGTTTTATCTTTAGTGCAGGTCAAGAGTATATCTTAGCATTTCAAAATACAGTACTGAAGATATATAGTACAGCTGGTGTTTTACTGCAGACAATCTCTAGCTGTGATTGGACAACAGCACAACTCTTTGAACTAGATGTATCACAAACGGGTGATACTATGATTGTTGTACATTCTGGTTTTCATCCTCAAGTTATTACAAGAACTGGTGCTACAACTTTTACTGTTACTGATTTTACTTTTGCAACAAGTCAGAATGGTGAGAAAGTATACCAACCTTATTTTAAATTTGCAGATGATACGATAACACTAGACATTGATAATACAACTAAAGATGCAACTGGTGTTACTTGTGTTACTTCTGCTGATTACTTTACATCTAGTTATGTAGGTAAACGCATCAGATATCATGGTGTAGAGTTACTCATTACTGGTTACACTAATGCAACAACTGTTACTGCAACACTTAAGGGTGCTGTAAAGATACCACTAGATCAAGATCCATTAAGAACTACACAAGGTTCTGGTACTATAGAAGTAACAATGGTACAGCATGGATTTACAACTGGTGCATCGATAACTATAGCTGGTGCAGAAGATATATTTAATTCATCTGGATCTGGTCTAGCACAAGGTAATCTAAATGGTACATTTACTATTACAGTCAAAGATGATAATCATTTTACATATACAGCTGGTTCATCTGATACAGCAACAGAATCATTAGATGGTGGTGGTGTAAATATCACAGTTGAGGGCCACCCTCCTACAACACAATGGGATGAGCAAGTAGTATGTGATGTAAATGGATACCCACAAACAACAACATTTCATGAACAAAGATTATACTTTGGTGGTACAAGTGGTTTACCAGATGGTATACAAGGAAGTAAGATTGGCAACTTCTTTAACTTCGATGTAGGTGAAGCACAAGACGATGAATCAATACAGATACAGATAGCTTCAGATCAGATTAATGAGATTGAACATTTAGTTTCTGGTAAGAATTTACAGATACTTACAAGTACTGGTGAATTCTATCTTCGACCACCAGTATCGCAACCCGTTACACCAACTGATATACGTATAATAAATCAATCTACATTTGGCTCACAAGCAAAAGCAAAGCCACGACAGTTTGATAATGCAACAGTTTTTGTACAGAATAACGGTAGAACTGTACGTGAATATCTTTATAGTGAATCTGCTGAAGAGTATAGTTCTAATAGTATATCACTACTATCTAGTCATCTAGTAAGTAACCCAGTTGATTCTGCTAAGTTAACTTCAGTCCCTGGGCGAACAGAACAGTTTTATTATTTAGTAAATGATGATGGAACAATAGCTGTATTTCTTTCTCAAAGAAATGAAAAGATAGCTGGATGGATGCAGTGGAATACAGATGGTAACTATGAATCAATAACTACAACATCAACTGATGTTTATGTAGCAGTAGCAAGAACAATCAACAGTGCAACTGTATATGCATTAGAACAATATAGTGATGATGCTTTTGATTTACCTACAGACTATACTACATCTAAAACATTATCTGGTAGCTATCAACCACATGGTAGTCCACTTACTAATGGCTCACACTCATCTACTACTACATTCATAGCAGATGGTTTTACCAATGCACCAAGTATTGGTGAGACATTTCAGTTTGGTGGTAGTGGTACTACCTATACCATTAACTCTGTAACAGCAACTAGTACCTCTGGTGAGTATACTATTGTTGTAGATGCAGCTAGCTCACAATCAGATGGTGTTGCATTACAGTTTGTAACAAGCAAAGTATTTAGTGGTCTTACAGATTACATTGGTAAAACTGTACATGCAACTGCCGGTAGTGTTGAAGGTAGTGCAGTATATTATTATGGCAGTGGTACTGTAAGTAGTGGTGGTGTTGTTAGTATTGGTACAGCTACAAACAGTGCAGACTTTGGTCTAAGCTTCGATGTAGAAATTGATACGTTCAGTGCTGATGCACAAGCCACACAAGGACAAATCACTGGCTTACCAAGAAAGATTGCTAAAGCTGTAGTAGAACTTTCTTCAACTTATAATATACAAATCAACTCAAGAGATGTAGTAATAGCTACAACTAGTATAGGAACTTCAGCTGGATTAGAGAGTTTTACTGGTAAAAAAGAAGTTTATATATTAGGGTATAGCTTAGAACCTAATATAGAGATAAGGCAAACAAGACCACTACCTATGAGATTACTTGGTATTACAACGGAGGTATATTACTAATGGCTACTTCATTACTTGGTATAATTAGTATTGCTGGTCAAGGTATTGGTACATTATTATCACTACGTTCACAGCGACAAGCACTTGCTTATCAACAGATGCAATCTCGTATGCAAGTACAACAATACCAAGATGCAGCAGTTGCAGTTGAGTTAGAAACAATACAAGCACAAATAGATAGGAGAGAAAGATATACCACACAACTTGCTGAAAACAGAGCATTGATGGCACAGACTGGTATTGCTTTAGATAGTCCTAGTTATCGTGCATTTCTAAAAGCAAATGAAAAGACATACAGAAAAGATATTAATAGACTAAGAACTCAAGGTACTGAACGACAAGTATCTGCATTGAGAGAAGCAGAACAATCAAGACTTACTGGTAGAGCAGCTGGTGTTACAGCACGTACAGAAGGTATGGGTACTATTGGTCGTTCTTTACTACGAGCTAGTGATACAGCAAGGGAGTTTGATTTACTGTAATGGCATTGAAGAGAGAACAACAACAAGTAGATTATGCAACTAAGATATCTGTAAATCGTGGTACTGGATTTAACAGTCTTGCTAATGCATACAAATCTAGAGCAAATACATTTGAAAATTTAACAGATAGCTTTGCTAAAGTTATGTTAAATGAAATACAAACTCGTGGTAAAAAAATTGGTGAGGATGCAGCTGAGAATGTTCAATTCGTTACAAATGACAATGGCGCACTAGTACCAGTAGAAAATTTTGTACCAGTAACTCGTACCTCACAAGCAGCTTATGAAAAAGATTTATCTGCAAGATATATACTTGAAACAGTTACTGCTGGTAATAAGATTATAGCAGATATTGAAACTGAATTTCGTAATAACAGACAATCCCATACAGCTTTTGATGCTGAAGTGTCTAGTCAGATTGATGCTTTGACAGCAGATCTACCAGCAGATGTAAGAAACTTAGCAGTTACACAATTAGCTAATCAACAATTCCAAGCTTACAATCGAGTGATGACTACTTATATGACTGATCAAAAAGCTCAAGCTGATAAACAAAGTGAGTATTCATATGATGTATTAGTAGATAAAGCATTACGAGGTATGGACCCAGAAGAATTCCAAGAGAGTTATGATTTGCTCAATAATACAGATTGGTATACCAGAAACAAAGCTATGCTTGATCCAGAGTTAAAAGGATTGCAAGAGTTTGGCATGAAATTGTATCAACCTTATCTTGCTAATACAGTAGCTGGTAAACCTTTTACTGAACAAACAGCAGCAGAATTATCTGTAACTCTTGTAGATATAGCAAGGTTAGAAACTTTAGTCTATGGTTTAGGTGATGTTACGTTTAGCGATGGTAAAACATTTACTAAAGAAGATATAGATAGAATGATTACCGCTGGTGCGCGTAGCAAGATACAACAATTAATCAATGCTATAAAATCAGATGTAAATGCTTTTGAAGATTTAGATAGATTGAATACTTTAGTTGGTCCTGGAATTGTAAAATCTTTCGATGAAGGCCCAGGAGTGCTTGCTGGATTTGATCAAACCACATTGATAAGAGCAATAGATGATCAAGTAGATAGCTTTGTTACTGGTTTTACAAGTGCATATCCTATAGAAGATAATCCAAAATACTACACAGATGGTCGTATTAACATAAATGATAGTAAAGTAGCGCAGATAATATTTAGAACTACTGGTGTTTTTCCAAGTGGTTATGCAAACGTTGTAGAAAATGCTATCACTAGAAATGATGAAGAGGATATCGAACAACTAGGTAACAGTGGATTCTTTGATACCCTTTTTCAAAATACAAGAATAATTACATACACAGAAAATGGAGAAACTTTTAGAAAGGCTATTACTTACAATCCAGCTGGCAATACAAATATCTCACAAAAACTTGTAGCTAAAGCAAGTGTAATTAAAAATAGAATAGATAGAGGAGAATCTTATAGAGATATTGCTATGCATTTAGAAAGGGTAAAACAAGCTGGATTTAGTGATTATACTACACCTATAACTACTATACTGAAGCAAACTGGTAGATACAATTCTCTTACAGAGTTAAAACAAGTTATACAAAAATCATTAGATGATGAACTAGGTGATATCAAACTGCCAGATGGTACCAAACAACCAGCAATAAAAAACATGAGAGTGTCACAAATGTTGTATGGTCAAGTTGAAGAATATGTAATTGATTACATACGTGCTGGTGGTTTAGTAGATAGAGATAGAGATGTAGAAAACTTAGTAAATCAATTTATTGATGGTGCAATAAATAATGAAACATCTATGTTTGGCATTTCTAGATATAACTGGTCAGGCAATAGTTTATCTCCTTTTGCTGGTGATATTTTAGATGAAGATGTTAATGTTAATAGTTATACAGTAGCATTATTCCCTCTTGAAAAACAAGCAGAGGTTGATGGTAACCACACTTGGATTGAACCAATAGTAAATAATTTAATCAAAGATGCAGATCAATTTGCAGATGGGGTACCAGCAGATGCAGTATTAGGTGATGGCCTACGAGTTGATCCAATAGATGATATACAACCAGTCGTATATCATATCATCTATGAAGATGACGGAGTTTTAAAAGAACTAACAATAAATAATATACCTGCATTATTGGAAATAGATAAAGAAAAAGAAAAATACACAGCTGGTAGAAATACTTTAGTAGAAACAAATCAAGGTGAAGAGAAAGTTATACTGCCAGAAAATGAAGAAGATACAGATCTGTATGTAACCTCTGCTGAAAGTAGAGTTGAAAGACGTGGTACTGGAGATCCACTTACTTTATCTGAACTTGGTACTAAAGTTACAGACGTTATAAAAGATGCAGGTAAAGCAATTGCAGATGCTGTTAAAGTAGATGACTTTGTGATTAAAGATGCAAACTTAGATTTACTACAACAGAAACTTGCTGAATTAAAACGTGCTAAGAAAACTAAAAAGAATGAAACATTAATGCTTGCCATTGAAGCAGAGATAAACAGAAAGATTAATCAATAATGTCAACATACCAACAAGATAATGTAACTATTGTTCCAAGATATAACCCTAATTTTGCACCAGTACAAACAGTATCACCAGATCGTGGTTTTATATCAGATACTAAAGATGAGTTTATGTTATCGTGGCTTGGGCAACTAATACAGAATAACTTTGTACTTGATCAAAAGATATATAAAGAGAAACCATATGATCCAACATATAATGTGTTAGATGATTTAGAGGGTTTCGAGCAATATATACAAGCATTCAATGGTGTGAAAAATAAAGAACATGCTAACTTTATAAAACAAAAAATTACAATGAACCTTGAAAGAAGATCAAGACTTGAAGGTAGTGATAGAGTATGGGGTCCTGCCTTAACAGCTATGCTTCTTGATCCAGTTACATATATACCTATACCTTTAGCAAAAGGTATTGGATTTACTAGCAGGTTTGTAAAAGGTGGTGCTATAGGTACTGGTTTGATTGGTGGGACTGAACTTATCAGACGACCACAAGATCCAACATCATCTAACGCAGAAACTGCTATGATTCTTGGTGGTAGTTTTTTGATGTCTGGTTTATTTGCTGGTGCATTAGGTAAAAAAATTGGTAATAAAGAAACTCCAGGACTTAGTAAAGAAACACAAGAAGCCGTCAAAGAACAGAATATATTTGGTAAAGTTGTTAATGATCATCTTGTTGACCAACATGAATTTAATGGACACCAGAACTGGGAAGATACTGGTTTCTTTTGGAATATAAGTGATGCTGCTACAACTAAAACTAAAGTTGTTATTGACCATGACTGGAAGTTAGTAAATAAAATTCCAGGGGGTAAAGGTAGAATACCAACTGATCCATATGCAAGATATGATACTAAGACTGACACTATGTATTTAAATGAGCTAAAAATATTTAGTGATATAACTAATGGTATAGAGTTTCGTGGAGTAAACTTTCTACCATCAAAAGCTTTTAGTCACCCTAATCGTTTCAAAGCATACGCTATGGAGGTTGCTGTAGAAAAAGCTTACCACCAACCATGGAAAAAGTTTTCTAAAAAAAATCCAAAAGCAACAAGGCAACAGTGGGAAGCGATAGTTAGGAATACTGTATATGAACAGATGCAAAAAAGAGAGATGATTAAAGGTGGAGATGATCTCAATAGATTTAATTGGTTAGCGAATACATGGCGCAAATGGACAAGTAATGTTGTACGATCAACTGGTGCTGTAGATGATAACCAATGGTATAGTTTTGTGCTTAGAGGTTTTGCAGACTATGGTGTGAAACAAAGACACAATGCATACGATGTTAACACACCAGCATCTGCTATTACAATGTCTGGTGTAGAATTCAAAGTAGCAGTAACTGAAGTAAGAACTGCAATACAAACACAATATCAAAAGAAGTATGGTATGTCATACGATCAAACAACAAATACAATGGGTATAAATCCAGAGATAAAAACAAAACAAGCTATGGATTTATATGACAAAGGTCGAGCAAAGTTTACAAAAGACTTTGAGATGGATGAGCTAGATCAGACACTCGATGAGTTTTCTAATGATGTAACGAGAGCTGCTGGTAGTGATATAGTATTTGAAAAGTCAGATAAATTTACCAAAGCAGCAGCAAGACAAATGAGAGCTATGTTTAAGCGATTAGATGAAGAAAATCAAAAACTAAATCTTTATGACACAGCTGAAGCCTTTACAGAAAAAGTAAAGAACATGCAGGTAAGAGTAGCTATCTTCAAAGCAGATTTAAAGAAAGTAAAGAACAAAGAGCAACTAGCAGCATTACAGAAAAATATAGATAGTATTGAAAATAAAATAGCACTCATAAAAAAAGAACGTAAGTTGATAGAGCAAGGTACAAAGTATGATTCTCGTGGCTTTATTATCCAGCAAGAAAATGTTTTACAAAGAAACTACATACCACTATACCCACATTTTCCAGAGATAATGAGAGATCCAACACAATTCCAAGAGGACTGGGTACAGTTTCTAGGTGAAACTACAATGATAGGTCAACCTATCGAAGTGATTAAAAAAAGAGCTAAGTTAATATATGAAGGTTTAGTACGAACTTCTGAAATGGGTGAGGATGCAAACATACTAGGTATAAAACTAGATGAAGGTACATTACGAGTAGGTGCTTCAAACTTTATGAGAAGATCACTTGGTATAGATTACGAAGCATTACCAGATAGTGTAGTTGCAAAATATTACAATATGAATGCTTTTGATATATCACTACGTTATGCGAATAGTGTAGTCAAAGCACAGCAGATGGCAAAAGCATATGGTGATCCTTTTGCTGAACTTGCACAGCATGATGAGTTTCATCGATTAACTATGAAATTTGGTGCAACAAAAAAAGGTAGAGCAAATGTCAGAGAGGCCCTACAAAAGTTTGATGACTTAGTGAATAGATACTATATGACATTTAATACTACTGATCCTAGTAGTTGGACTAAGCAAACAGTTGAAGCATTAAAAGATTACACATCACTGGTTGCTATGGGTGGTGCATTAGTTTCAAACCTTACAGAGATAGCACGTATACCTATGGCACATGGTTTTGAAAAAGCATTCCCATTATATAAAGCATATATAACACAGAATATGTCTTTGTTTAGAAAAGTTTTAAAGCAAGTGCATTTAGAAAATGGCGAACCGTTAGAGGTAGCACTTGGTGCGATGAACCGATTTATACAAGATCTTGGTTATACTGGGCAGAGTGGTAAACTTGGCAGTGTCTTTGACATGTTTACAAGAGGTCTAAAGAAAATACAAGTACCATACTACTGGGCAAATGGTTTAACACCTTGGACAATCTTCTGGAAAAATTTTAGTAGTACTGTTTCTTCACATGGTATCATGCTTGATTCAATTAAAGTAGCTACTGGTAAAAATCCTATTACAAAAAGAATGGTTGGTAAAAGAGAAATGAGTGCAATCATCTCAAGGTTAAACCAACATGGTATCAATAGTAAGAATGCAAAGTTAATTGCAAGTATGCCATATGAAAGAGAGGGCAATCTGCTCTTAGCAAACTCTCTAAAATGGGAAACTGTCCCCGGGGGTAAAGTTGCAAGAGAAAAATTCAAGATTGCTATGCATGCACAAACTGAAAATACAATCATTACACCTATGGTTACAGATACTCCAAATATTATTGGTGGTGCAATTACACTAACTAGTGATGAAGCCGCTGCTGTATTAAAGAATCCACTAATAAATAAAATTATCAAACCAGTAAAAACAAAATATGGTTATAAAATCAATATGACATGGGGATCTTTACCATTTCAATTCATGCCATGGGCATTTGCGGCTACAAATAAAATGATAATTGGTGGCGCACAAGCACTACGTGATGGCGAACGTGAAGTATTATCATGGATGCTGGCAACATTTACACTAGGTGGTATGGTTGCCTATATGAAAAATCCATATGGTGTACAAAATATGAGTAAAACAGAACTTGCACTCGAAGCTGTTGAACGTTCTGGATTGTTAGGTTTGATACCTGATATAAACTATGCAATCGAAACAACTTCTCAAGGTTTTACTGGTGAGATGGTAGGTGTAAGACCATTGATTGGTGCATTACAAAATCAAGATATTGGACCACGTTATGGTGAACCAGACCCAGGGGATGCAGTAGGTGAAATTCTAGGCCCTGGTCCAAGTGTGCCAATAGATATTATAAGAATATTGACAGGTAGCTACGATTACAATACAAAACATGATATGATACGATTAATGTTACCATTCCAAAATTTAATTGGAATAGAACATTTGTTAAAACCTATGTATAGTGAAGCTATCGAAAGGACTATAGGATGACAGTACTATCTGCAAAGAATACACCAAGAAACTCTTATACTGCTACTGGTGGTCAAACAGATTTTACTATAGGATTTGAATTCTTTGCAGTTGCAGACGTTAAAGTATTTAAGAACGCAACACTGATGACCTACAATGCAGATCCTAGCTCTACAACAACTTACAAAATAACTGGTATAACAAATACAAGTGATGAAGCTTATGAGTTTGGTAATGGTGGTACTGTTACATTCGGCTCTGGTCTTACAGCTGGTGATGTTGTTGTTATCATTAGAGATATAGTTGTAGAACGTACTGCTGATTTTAATCCATCTGGTGCATTCGATGTTACTTCATTGAATACACAGCTTGATACTATTATTAGTATGATAGCTGATACACAAACACAAACAGAACGCAGTGTAAAGCTACGAGATCACGATGCTGTATCTGCAAACATAGAGTTACCAGTTAAAAATACAAGAGCTAATAAGGTACTTGCCTTTGATTCTGTTGGTGATGTTGAAACTACACTAACTACAACTGGGTTAGAAACTATTGGTACAATAACTTCCGAGATAGTAACTGTTGCTAGTAATGATTCTAACATAACTACAGTTGCTGGTAACTCTAGTAACATTACTACAGTTGCAGGTATTAGTAGTAATGTTACAGCAGTAGCAGATAATACAACTAATATAAATGCAGTAAATTCTAACAGTTCAAATATCAATACTGTTGCATCAGCAAACTCAAACATAAGCACTGTTGCAGGAGCAAACTCAAATATAAGTACACTAGCAGGTATCAATTCTGATATCACAACAGTAGCAGGAATAAGTAGTAATGTTACTACAGTTGCTGGTATTAGTTCTGCTGTATCTACAGTAGCCTCTGCTAACTCTAATATATCTACAGTTGCTAGTGGTATATCTAATATTAATACAGTTGCTGGCAGTATATCAAATGTGAATACAGTTGCTGGTTCTATATCGAATGTAAATACAGTTGCTTCAAATGTAAGTGGTGTAAATAGTTTTGCAGAAAGATATAGAGTAGGTAGTTCCGATCCTAGTTCATCACTAGATGCTGGTGATTTATTCTTTAATACTACAAGCAACACACTTAAATTCTATGATAGTAGTTCTTGGAATGTAGTTGCTTCTACATTTACAATAGATGGTGCAAGCGATACTAATCTTACCTCACCAGCAGATGGTGCTTTACTATTGTATGATGCTGGTACATCTAAGTTTATCGATAACGTAGTATCTGGTGATGCAACACTTGCAGATACTGGTGTCCTTACTATTGCAGATGATGCTGTAACCTATGCCAAGATACAGAATGTATCAGCAACAGATAGAATACTAGGTAGAGATAGTGCTGGTGCAGGAGTGATCGAGGAGATTACCCCAGCTAATCTAAGAACAATGATAAATGTTGCAGATGGTGCAAATGCATATACCCATCCTAATCATACTGGTGAAGTAACATCTACTGCTGATGGTGCAACTGTTATAGCAGATGATGTAGTCGATGAAGCTAACCTCAAGGTATCAAACAGTCC